ACATGGCTACTAAGGACATGCTCTCTACAGGAATTAACTGCGTTCAGTATAAAAATGGGAGTCGTCACACTGCATCTGATTATGCAGACATGGCAGTTAAGACAGCAAGCAAAAGAGCTTATCTGACAGGAGAAGGAGAAAAACGTAACGAATGGGGGATGAGCCTCGTCATTATTAATAAGCGAGGTGGTCCTTGCCCGAAGTGCCTCCCTTGGGTGGGAAAAATCTTAATCGATGATGTCTACAGTGGAGGAAGTGCCAAAGATGGAAATTATCCGCTCCTGTCTAAAGCAATGGCAGCTGGGTTATACCATCCGAGATGCAAAGACTCTCACTCGACCTACTATGATGGCATTACTACAGAAGGGGAATCCTACGAGAAAGAGGAACTCGAAGATATTAAAAAGAACTACGAGCAAGAGCAAAGACAGCAATATGCTCAAAGACAAGCAGATAAGTATGACAGATTAGCTCAGTATTCGCTCGATGAAGGGAATAAAGAGCAGTATAAGAGGAAAGCGGATGAATGGAAAGGAGAAAGATAATATGACATTTGGACAAGCGATTGAAGCATTGAAAAAAGGTGCGAGAGTAGCAAGAAAAGGTTGGAACGGTAAGAATCAATACATTGAGCTTGCTAAGAACATCAGTTATACCACAGCTGATGGAGATATAGTGAATTGTGACCATGATGCAATTGGCAATCAAGCAATTGCATTTGTTGGCACATCTGGCGTACAAATGGGGTGGCTTGCTTCACAGGCGGATATGTTGGCCGAAGACTGGTATTTGGTAAACGAAGATGATTAAAGAACATGGAGGAAGACCTTACAAAATCATAAAGCGTTACTTTCAACAAATGTTCCAGACGGCATGTATTATGAACTGATATATAATGGCGATAAAAACGAATTGTATTTAGACGCATACAAGAAATGGGAAAACGTAAAGTTTGAATTATAGAATTTATGCCCGAAGGCTTAAAACTACGAGAGACACTGTGTACAACTGTTTTGTGAGACACACGTAAAACTGTTTTTTTGGAGGAAGAAATATGTCAAATGCGAATAACGATTCAACAGAACCTACGAATAATCCGACTGAGCCTCAGGACCCGTCACAATCTCAAGCACAACCTCCTGTTATTGATTACGAGAAGTTATCTTCTATCATTGCTGGCAAGCAGTCCGTTACTGAGGATAGCGTGTTAAAAGGCTATTTCAAGCAACAAGGTCTGTCAAAAGAAGAGATGGAGCAGGCAATTACTGCCTTTAAACAGCAGAAAGCAGCAGCACAACCCAATATTGAGCAGATGCAACAGGATATTCAGAGTGCACAGAATGCAATGTTGCAATCTCAGATTGAGAACAAAGCTCTTCTTCTGCATAGTGAGTTAGGGATTGACTTGCAAACTGTTTCCTATGTGCTGAAATTAGCAGATACATCCACAGTGGTAGAAAATGGTACAATTAATGAGGACAAGCTGAAAGAGGCATTAAATAAGGTTCTGGAGGATATTCCGCAGCTAAAGAAGCAAGTAGAGCCAACTGCTCAAGGATTTCGACAAGTTGGAGCGACTCCGCCCTCTAATTCTAGTGGAGAAGCCAATAAACCAACTGTTCCTGTGAAGCGTTGGAACAGATTTAACAACTAGGAGGAATAGACATGGCATTAAATTATGCAGAAGTTTATGAACCAGAATTACTAGAAATTTTAATTCAGGGGACATTAACATCCCCATTTATTACGAGTAATGTGCGTTGGTTAGATGCGAAGACCTTCCACTTTACACAGATGAGCACAAGCGGTTATAAGAATCACAGCAGAAATGGTGGTTGGAACAGAGGAACGTACACACAGACGGATGTACCGTATACCGTAACTCATGACCGTGATGTTGAGTTCCTGATCGACCAGGCAGATGTAGATGAGACGAACAAAACGGCATCCATTCAGAACATTTCTTCAACATTTGAGAAGACATGGGGCGTTCCTGAAACAGATGCATTATTCTTCTCTAAAGTCGCACAGGTCGCACAAAGTGTAGACGGCTATCACTCATCCACTGGAGCAAGCACGTATACTAAAGCTAATGTATTCAGCAAGCTAAAAAGTTTCTTAGCAACAGGCAAATTAAGAAGATATAAGGCTCAGGGCGTGCTGATCATGTATGTGACTTCTCAAATTATGGACTTATTAGAGCAGTCTACAGATTTTACTCGAAAAATCGAGATGACACAGATTGCAGAGGGCGGAATGGGGATTGAAACTCGTGTCACTGAGATTGATGGTGTGCCCATTATGGAAGTCATTGATGACGAGCGTTTCTATGATTCCTTCAGCTGGGAGCCTGAAACTGGTGGATTTGAGCCTATGAAGAAAAGTGACGATGTCACAGGTGCTCACAAAATCAATGTGTTGATTGCCTGTGGTCAGACTTGTAAGACAGTAGAGAAGATTTCTTCTATTTACTTCTTTGACCCAGGTGCTCATACAGAAGGTGACGGATACTTATACCAGAACCGTAAGTTATCCGATGTATTTGTATTCCCGAATGGACGTGATGGGAAAGTAGATTCCGTCTATGTAGACGTAGATACTACAGAAGTCGGAGATACTACAGAAGTAGCTTAGGAGGTGGGTTGATGCCACTTCCTATTTATTTTTTAGGGGAATGTGATATTCCCCTAGAAAAGGCGGAGGATGTGCTGTATACGGCAAGCAGACACATAGACAGTCTGACCTTTAATCGCATCCTTAAAATCGGCTATGAGAACCTCACGGACTTTCAAAAAGAGATTTTAGGCGAGGTCTGTAAGAAGCAAGCCCTATTTGAGTATGAGAATGCTGACTTTATTGGAAGTATTCTATCATCTTATAGTATCAACGGTGTTTCTATGAACCTTGATACAAATGGATGGAACGTGTTTGTACAAAGCGGTGTGATTATGCAGCGTGATACGTATGAAATGCTAAAACAGACGGGTTTATGTTGCCGTTTATGGTAGGAGGTGGGCTTTATGAAGTATCCAAGTCTTGTCCTAGAACGATTTTGCAAGACGCCTGTTAAGGTAATTGCAGAGCAGGAGGGACTCGATAAATACGGTGAATCACTAGATAACTTTGAGTATGAAGGATTCTGTAATTATCAAGATAAAGGAAAAACAGTCCTGACGGCAGAGAAAAAACTCATTCAGCTGTCAGGGGTCGCCCTTTTTACAGGAGATATTTTCCCAGAGCTATCTGTTATCACGAGCGGTGAAATTATCATTCATGGATGCAGTAGACGGATCTACGAAGGGACAAAGGCGAGGAATCCTGATGGGACGGTCAACTATACAAGATTGGATGTGATGTAGTGAAGAATACGAAAATTAAATTAAACCAGCAAAACATTTATTCTTTGCAAGACCAAGCACGAATTGCCTTGGAGCAGACGGCTGATGCCTTGCTTACACAGATTCAAAACGCCGAGATTGTCCCTTTCGACCAAGGTCAGCTTCATTCTAGTGCCTTTTTAGATGTTTCGCAGAGTTCGCAAGGTGTCGTAGAGCTTATATATGCGACACCTTACGCAAGAAGACTGTACTTTCATCCTGAATACAATTTTCAAACGTATGAACATGCATGGGCTGGTGGACTCTGGTTTGAGCCGTGGAGGACAGGTCCATATAAGGATTTTGCACAGAAGACTTTTACACGATTGTTAAAACGTCTGATAAAAAATCAATCAAAAGGGGATAACGACAAATGATACTACTTTTACGAGATGTTAGAGACTATGTAGCCTCTCTAAACATTGCAGAAGATGAAAACTGCTATTGTGGAAAATTGCCTGATAAAAAGCAAAAGTCTATTGGCACCTATCCGCTAACGAAACGGCAAAACTTTAGCATCCCCCTAGGTGGTGTGGAAAATGGCACACATGGCGAAAAGACCATCTCTTTTCTGATTCATTGGAATAAATCCCCCACCGAATCAGAAAAAGCCGCCTTTGCCTTACAGGAAGCTTTAGAAGCGTGTAGAAATGTAACAATTAACCAGCACAAGATTCTTTTCACAAGGCTCAGTTATGATGAACCCATCCCTGTTGCTACGGATGATGATGGCATTTATGAATATGTAATCGAGTGCATTTTTTATTATAGAGAGGAAGAATAAATATGGCAAGTATGAATGGTGTATATCCAGTCTATGAGAACCAATTCAAAATCGGTAAATCAAAAGATGCCGCCACTTCTATTGCAGAAATGGAAAATTTTAGCGTTTCCTTCAGCAATACAACGCAGAATTGGACACCTATGGATCAGAACGGATGGCAGTCTGCATTGACTACGGGAAAAGCCGTGACGATTACGATTAGTGGTAAAAGAAGTGTAGGCGACACAGGAAATGATTTTATAGCAGATAAAGCATTTAAGAGCGGCCAGAACTGTTATGCATATTTTGAATGGGTTTTCCCAGACGGTACAACAGTTAGCTGGGATAAGGCTGTCATTGACGTGAAAAACATTGGCGGTGGTGGTTCGACAGATGTTGGTCCATTAGAATTTGACGTAATCAGCAATGGAGAACCTACAGTAACATCAGCTAGTACCACCAGCAGCAAATAAATAAGGGATATTAGATTTTACTAGAAGTATGAATTTTGCACTTCTGGAAGTATGATTTTCATAAGACAGAGTGTAAATTTCATTCTTCTTACGAGTGTGGAATTTACAAATCGTAATATAGAAAAAATAGAAAGAAAAAAGACAGGCATACCCCTGTCTTTTTTTAATGGAGGAAGAGATATGGGAACAATTTTTAATATTGATAGAAAGTTATCTGCAACGAGAAATCCAATCCTTCAGATTGGAGATGTAGAATTAGAACTCAAATCGAATGCGACAGATATGCTCAAAGTGATTGAAATGATGGGGAATGGTGACGGAATCAAAAGTGCAGAGCAGATTCAAGAAGTATCAGAGATTATATTCCCTGAAAGTTCTTTAGAAAAGCTAGATGCGTTAGGGCTGACTTATAAGGATAGAATGACCGTGTTGACTTGTGCTATTCAGATTATTTCAAATGGCGAGTTGAAGGAGGACGAGGATGACGATGACGAGGGGGAACTAGACAAACCGACCCTGGTTACGACTTAATAGAGGACTGGAATGTCATTGTGGCATCTATGCGAGCACAATATAATCTCAATATGTATGGAGATGAGTTCAGACAGATGAAATGGGTAGAATTTGCCGCACTGCTGTCAGGCATTTCGGCAGAAAGCCCTCTAGGGCGTTTAGTGCAAATCCGCACAGAAACAGACCCTGATATCATTAAACATTTCACAACAGGGCAGAAACGGATTCATGCAGACTGGCAAAGAAAAAAAGCTAATGAAGTTTCTGAAGAAGAGATGGCGGATGTTTTAGCATCCTTTAAACAAGCGTTTCTTTCGATTTCAGGAGGTGTAACGCATGAGTGATTCTACATCTGTTGGAGCTGTTAGTTTTAGCTTGACGCTAGATAGTAGTAATTTACAAGCAGAAATCAGTAGATTGTCGCAAGAGACAGAGTCACAAGTTGGAGATGCCTTATCTGGAGTTCAAGAAGAATTAGCAGATGCGGCAACGAGTGCTGGTACAGAAATACAACGAGCAATGGGCGAAGCAGGACAGTCCGTATCGGATGCAGCACAGCAGATGGCAAATGAAATAGAAATCTGCATGGGCAATACAACAGTTCTTATACGGAACAGTGCGGAGGATATGCAGGAATCTATGAATGATGCTATGGATGGAGTGGGGGGATCTGTAGATGGAGCCATGGAAGATGCAGATAACTCGATAAAGGAAAACTCGAACTCGATTATTGATTCTTTGAAAGGAATCGCAAAGGCGGTTGTTGCTGCATTTGCAATTGACAAAATTATTAGTTTCAGCGAGGAATGTCTTGAATTAGGTTCAGACCTTGCAGAAGTGCAGAATGTTGTCGATGTTACATTTACAACTATGTCTAGCACGATAGATGATTTTGCTCAAAACGCTGCGTCACAGTTTGGTTTGTCTGAGACGATGGCGAAACAGTATGCAGGCACTTTCGGAGCAATGGCGACAGCCTTTGGATTTACGGAAGAACAGGCGGCAAATATGTCTATGACGCTCACAGGTCTTGCAGGCGATGTAGCATCTTTCTACAATCTCAACCAGGAAGAAGCCTACACGAAACTCAAGAGTGTGTTCACAGGTGAAACCGAATCCTTAAAAGATTTGGGCGTGGTAATGACGCAAACTGCTTTAGATTCGTATGCTCTGGCCAATGGATTTGGGAAAACGACTGCAAATATGACGGAAGCAGAAAAAGTATCTCTGCGATACGCATTTGTACAAGACCAACTCGCTACTGCTTCAGGTGACTTTGCAAGAACCAGTGACGGATGGGCAAACCAAGTTAGAATCTTAAATCTGCAAATAGATTCCTTGAAAGCTACGATAGGTCAGGGATTAATTAATGCTTTTACGCCTGTGATTAAGCTCGTAAATGAATTAATCTCTCGTTTGTCTGTTCTGGCAACAAGTTTTAAGAATTTTACTGATGTAGTATTTGGTAAGCAATCTACAGAATCGGGTATATCCGATGCAGCCTTGGCCGCTGATGAAGCAACAGGTTCATTAGATAGTGCGACAGATAGTGCGGATGATTTGTCGGATGCTATTGCTGACGCAGGAGAATCCGCAACGAAAACGGCTCAAAAAATGAAGCAGCTAATGGGATTTGACCAAATCAATAAACTTTCAGACAGCAGCACAGACTCTAGCAGTACGACCGATACGAGTAGTACCCCCTCGACTAGCACAACTAGCACTACAACAAGCTCTAGTAGTGCAAACACGATTACCGATTCAGCAACGGTTTTAGACCCTTTGTCTAAAGCGATAGAGAATCTTATTTCTCGAATGAATGAGCTGAAGAATTTGTTCCTCAGTGGATTTACGTTAGGTCTTGGAGATTTAAGCGTATTTGACAGCATCAAAGATAATATTTCCTCTATCGGAAGTAGTTTAAAGAGTATTTTTACCGATTCAGAGGTAATAAATGCGGCAAACAATCTATCAGACAGCTTAGCTTTAACATTTGGCAAGATAACGGGGTCATTCACTAGCATAGGGGCGACTATCGTTGACAATCTTACAGGAGGAATGGCGAAGTATCTGGAAGAACATAAGGACGATTTAAAGCAATATATTGTGAATATGTTTGATGTCGCAACGGAAATCAGCGACATGGTAGGAGACTTTGCTGTAGCAATTGCTGATATTTTTACTGTATTTCGTTCTGACGATGCAAAAAGTATCACTTCTGACTTTATAGACCTTTTTGCTACTGCTTTTACAAATATAACTGAGCTTGCTGCTAAAGTATTCAGGGATATTGTAGAGTTAATTACCAAACCGATTACAGACAATGCCGATTCTATTAAAAAAGCATTAGAGAATACTCTAGCACCGTTGTCAACAGTTACAGGAGCAATTGCGGATGCCTGGGAAAAAATGTGGGATGGAATCCAAAAACTCTATGATGAACACATTAAGCCTCTTGTAGATAGTTTGGCTACAGGAATTTCTAACTTGATTAGTACGATATTGGATGGCTACAATAAATGGATTGCACCCGTCTTGCAAGCACTTGCTGATGATTTTGCAAGCGTGATGGAAAAACATGTAAGTCCTGCTCTTGATTCTTTCTTGGAGGCAATAGGAAGTATAGTAGATTTAGTGAAAACTTTATGGGAAAACATTTTACAGCCTATTGCAACTTTTCTAGTAGATATTTTATCACCCGTCATCGCTGCATTAGCGGTAATACTGGGGGAGACGCTCTTAGCAGCACTTGCGTTAATTTCAGATGCGTTTGGGCTTTTGTGTGATGCAGTAAAATTGATTGCAGATGGTCTCAGTGGTTTGGTAAGTTTCTTAGGAGATATTCCAGGAGCGGCAAGCGATGTATGGGATGGTATAGTTAATGCGTTCGGAGATGTTGCAGGTTGGTTTGGCGATTTGTTTACAGATGCATGGGATGCAATCACAGGAGCATTTACTGGTGTTGGTGATTGGTTTCAGAAAAATGTTGTTGATGCAATATCGGGCGTTGTAGATGGAGTTAAAAATATTACTATTTCTGTTGGCGGTAAAATTGGAGATACGTTTACGGCAGCGAAAGACGCTTTTGACAATGTGAAGGATAAAACAGCGGAAGTGTTGACAAGTGCGAAAGAGAAAGTGGCAGGGGCGTTCTCTACTATAGCTGATAAGTTTGAAGGGATAAAAGATAAAACAGTTGAAATGGTTGCAAGTGCTAAGGAAAAAGTAGCAGGAGCAATATCAACACTGAAAAATGGTTGGGATAGTGTTGCGGATAAAACAGCAGAAATGAAGGCAAAGGTTGCTTCGACATGGAATGACTTGAAATCAAAATGGAGCGGTATTACGAGCAACATTGCAAATAAAACAGCAGACATGAAAGCGAAGGTTGCTTCGACATGGAATGACTTGAAATCAAAATGGAGCGGTATTACGAGCAACATTGCAAATAAAACAGCAGACATGAAAGCGAAGGTTGCTTCAACATGGAACGACTTGAAATCAAAATGGAGCAGTATTACGAGTAAGATTGCGGGTAAAACAGCAGACATGAAAGCGAAGGTTGCTTCGACATGGAACGACTTGAAATCAAAATGGAGCAGTATTACGAGTAAGATTGCGGGTAAAACAGCAGACATGAAAGCGAAGGTTGCTTCGACATGGAACGACTTGAAATCAAAATGGAGCAGTATTACGAGTAAGATTGCGGGTAAAACAGCAGACATGAAAGCGAAGGTTGCTTCGACATGGGGTGAATTAAAGGCGAAATGGACAAGCCTTTTAGGAAATTTTAAAGACCATACGGTTAATCTAAGCTTAAAGATAGCAAGCACTGCAAAAGGCATTAAAGATGCAGTGAATGATATTATTGATAGTGTAAATAAGAATTTGATTGCAAATATTAAATTTACAGTTCCAAATTCTATACCCGTAATAGGCGGAACTACCATTGGACCTCCAGCCAACATTCCACATTTGGCAGAAGGCGGTTTTGTTAAAGCGAATACTCCCCGTTTAGCTGTCATTGGTGATAACACTCGTTATGGCGAAATCGTTGCCCCTGAAAACAAGTTGGCAGCAATGGCTAAGAAAGCAGCAGAAGGAGCTAGTTCTGGAGATTTAAGTTCTGTGTTAGAATTATTAAAGCAAATTATTAAGCTTTTGCAGGCTTTAGACCGTCCTATTTATCTGAATGGGAAGAAGATTACGCAAAATACAATCAATGATATTAACCAGCAAACTCGCTCAACTGGAAAAAGTCCATTGCTCATATAATTATCTAAGAAAACATTAAATTAAGGGTTAAGGGCATGAAGGCTTTTAATGTATAAAGAGGTGTAACATGGCAATATTAACATGTTCTGGAAAAACAATGCCTTGTCCCATAAGTATTAAATCGGGAGATGAAATCATCTGGTCGAGCAATACTGGCAGAACAAGTACAGGCAAAATGGTTGGTGATGTGGTAGCAGAGAAGAAAGATATTGAAATCGTCTGGGCATATCTTCGAGATTCGGATATCAAGAAAATAAAGGCAGGGATGCCAGTTGGATTTTTTAAAACGACTTTTTATGAAGCTGGCGAAGAAATCACATTTACAGGTTATCGAGGGACCATCACCAAAAATGATATTGGTAACATAGGAGATGGACTCGGACATTGCTATGACAGCGTATCTGTGTCTATTGTGCAGCAGTAAGTGAGAAAAGAGGTGAGAAAATGTATGATGCAAGTGATGAATACATAGCAGAAATTAATAGCCAAAGTCGACGTTTTGAAGCAAAAATCTATGAAGATAATACAGAGCTTGAGAGCACAGTGACAAGTTGTACTGTGCAAAAGTATAGCTCTACTGGCGAGGATATTACAATAGGTTCTGCCTTTTCTGCACAGTTAGAAATGACTGTTATCACTAATGTTGTCTTAAAATCTCGTGAAATTACGCTGTCTACAGGCTTGAATGATGAGTTCGTTCCTGAAGGGCATTTTGTAATTACGCAAGAAAAAGTCAAATCAGGCATTAAAACGGTGACAGGCTATGACAAGATGTATATAAATGGCTCTAAAACATTTGCTCTACCTTTTTCATCATCACCCATTACGCTTTTAGATATCGCTGCATTACTTGCAACACAATTAGATACTGAATTCGACAGTTCTTGCATCACTAATCTATCAGACAATGTTAGTATCGATTTTTCTGTTCTTGCTACTAATCAGGACGTGTCAGACTCTGAAGAAGATACTGATACAACACAGCAACTAGATGCTAATACACTTATTGAAATTGGCACTGTGCAAGAAACATGTGGTTATATTGCAGGATTGATTGGGCGAAATGCTTATATTGACAGAGATGGCAAATTGACATTTCAAGCGTTCTCTGAATCAGGATATCATATTGACGCTGACCGAACAGGGGAAGTAGATATTGATTCTACTGCACGAGTAATTAATCATTTAGAATGTAATATAGGCAATGAGACAATTACCACAGGCGATGATTCAGGCTATCTTTCTATGACTAATCCCTTGATGACACAAGATAGGCTGTATGATATAGCGAACAAGCTAGAAGGATTCACCTATTTTGGGGCTACTGTCCCAATTTTGTTAGGTGATAATCGAATAGACCCTTGGGATATCATTATATACGAATCTGATGATGGGAACGCTAAAATCTTGTGTAGTGATATTACACAAACGTTCGACGGCGGACTTCAAACAGACATTACCTCATATGCTCTTTCAGAAACAGAAGAGGGTTCTATCAAAGGCCCTCTTCAGTCTGCGTTAGAAACACTCTCAAAGACTAGCAACAAGATGATTGTTAGCGTAGATATCGTCTTTGCTCAGTCGCTATCCCCAACAACCCCTCCCACTGTCGGCTGGCAGACGGTCGCTCCCACGTGGGACGATGGCGTATATATGTGGCAAAAGACTGTTACAACATATGCAAATGGCAGCATAGAAGAAACTGACCCGATATGCCTGTCAGGTGCAGTAGGACAAACTGGAAAAGGTGTAAAAGGAATTAATGAGCTGTATTATAGTTCAGAATCCGCTACAGAACTAATTGATGGCGAATGGTCACTTGAATCGCCAGCGTGGCAAGAAGGCAGATATATTTGGACGAAGTCGGTAACGTATTATACAGATATGACTAGCACGGAAACGACACCTATCTGTACATCAGGGCAGAAGGGTCAAAATGGTGCAGATGGGGAGGATGCTACACTACTGCGGATAGATTCGTCAAAGGGAACGGTATTTAAAAATTCGAATGTATCAACTGTGCTATCTGTTACGATATACAGAGGTAAAGAGAGAATCACAGACATAGATAAACTGCACGAGGTTTTCGGTCAAAATGCGTACTTGGAATGGTCTTATCAACGACTTGATGAAGATAGATATGGGGTTATGTTAGCAACAGATAGTAGATTATCAAAAGACGGATTTGAGCTAACGATAACCCCCGATGACGTGGATGTAAAAGTCAATTTCGTGTGTGAGTTACACACGGACAGCTGATTAGAAAAAGGAGAAAAATATGGCAATTAAATCAACTGACCAGATTACAATTTTAGACATAACAGACGGTTATTCCGCTGGGCTAACAAGTGAGTCTTATACATTCGTAGGAGGAACTGGAGGCGTGGCATCTGGTGCAACATGTACAACACAAGCATTCATGTTCTGCGGTTCGCAGGCGTGTACAGCTGTTACAGTTGGTACACCCACTTGCCCGACTGGGATTAGTGCAACTGTTACCAATAACGGAACAGCAAGCCCGACCATAACTTTTAAAACAACTGCGACTGTTAGTGTTGCTTGCGAAGCAACGATTCCAATTTCGGTAAATGATGTAACAATCAACAAGAAGTTCTCATTTGCTGTAGCCAAAACGGGGGCTACAGGGGCAAAAGGTGATAGCGTTACGATTTCAAGTACAGTGACAGAATATCAAGTTGGAACGAGTGGTACAACCGTTCCTACAGGCACGTGGTCAACTTCAGTTCCTAGCGTCGGCACTGGGAAATATTTATGGACTCGAACTACTGTAACATATAACGGCTCAAACGGCTCTACTGTGAGCTATTCAGTTTCCTATCAGGGTACAAATGGTTCAAACGGAACGTCGCCAACGGTAAGCAGCACCAAAAATGAATATCAGCAGTCAACAAGTGGTACAACTGTTCCTACGGGCACATGGTCAACTACACCGCCAACAGCAACCGCAGGCTCTTATATGTGGACGAAAACAACGGTAACATATAGCGATAGCAAGACAGCTGTGAGTTATACTGTGTCTAAGAATGGAACAAACGGTTCAAATGGTGCAAGTGCTATACGTGTAGAAATTACATCAAACAATGGGAATGTATTCAAAAATAACAGTGGTTCTATCACATTGACTGCACACGTGTATTCAGGAGCAACAGAGGCGACAATCTCAGATGCTGGGGCAGTAACTGGAGCAACAACAGGCACTATTAAATGGTACAAAGGAGACCCTGGAACGGACAGCACCTTAACGGCAATAGCAACTGCAAAGACGCTAACCGTCTCAGCTTCTGACGTTCTCAATGCACAGCTCTATACTTGCCAGCTAGAATAATGGCAAGGGAGGGATAATAATGGCTAAAGCAAGGGCAGAAATTACACTGATTAAAGTAATTGATATATCGAGTGTTACACGGTATTACCTGTTGCAATCCAGTACACTGTCAGCTCCTAGTAAGCCTACCAAAAATCCGCCCACTGGCTGGTCAACAACAGAGCCTACTTATTCATCAGGCAGTACAAATTCTTTATATACTGTAGAATTGACTGTTTTTTCTGATGGTACTTGGTCATATTCAGACGTATCATTAAGCAGTTCTTATGAAGCTGCTAAGACGGCATACAACAAGGCTCAAAACGCTGTTGATTCTGTGAACAATCTCAATATTAGTGGAAGGAACTTATTTTTAGGCACAGAAAACTGCGATGGAGATGCATGGTTTGGGGCAAATAGACTTGCTTGTTCTGACTCAGATTCAAATGTGACTTTTTTTAAGCTTGTTGTAACTTCTTCTGACTCGTTTAAACGCTATATAGCTCAAAAAATCACTGTCGTTGAGGGGAAATCATATATTGCGTCAGCACTTGTACGAAAAAACACTGACGAAGATGTAAAAATTCGCTTTCGATTTGACAACTTAAGTTTAAATTCTTCTGTTACAATTACAAGCAAGGAATGGGTACGTGTAGAGTTTTCCCCTCTCGTAGCAACATCGAGCCGTGTTGAATTTGTTGTTTTTGCAGGATATGCGGGACAAGCGAACGACAGCGATGATAGTTCCGTTGATATCGCATACATCATGGTAGAAGAAGCAAACAAAGCGTCTGCTTGGTCGCCAGCACCAGAAGACACTCAAAAAACTATTAAAGTATTACAGGATACAAGCGATTTATTGAGCCAGTACGCAAGCAGAAATGAAAATATCATCGTAAATGGGGACGGTAGCTACAATGATTTGACTGGATGGAATAAAAATAAAGATTACACTGGTGAATCATTTGATAATACTGACGTACCAGATGGCTGTTATGGAAGCTTTTATCAAGCATACACAGATTACTATCCGTTTTCCTTTTCAAATGGTGAAATATATGACATATCGTTTTGGGCTAAAAATGCATCAGATAGCACTGAAAAAGCATATTTCTCAATTGCAGCGTATCTACGTGATAAGAAATTGCTTTCAAGTGTTGATGTGCGATACGTAGGATTGACAAAACTTGCAAAAGATTTAAACGCGGGTGATACAATATTGTACGCAGAAGATTTGTCGAAATGGAATATCGAAAAAGCAAATTCATATTCATATTGGAGATATGTTGGATTTCATAACTACACTGATTCGACAGGATATACATACCCAGTTGGCATTGCAAGGACAAGAGTTACATTTTCGAATGGAAGTGCAATCAACAAAACGGATAATACAGTTACATTAAGCTCAGCTTGGAAAGGTGACACTGTTCCGTCAGGAACGTATATTGCACAGCACTATGCTGCTTCAGCATACGTGTATCTAGGGCTAACAGGTCAAAAAGCACCAGCTGACTGGACATACTACACAGCAACATTGTCAGCTGATAAGGACCAGCGTTTAAAATATGCAAATTATCTCGTGTTTAATTATGATCTTAATACTGTTGCGAAAATAGCAGGGCTTACAGTCAAGCGACAAGCAGTCACAAATGCACAACTTGCTGAAACGAACAAGGCTGTTGACAAAGCTCAATCTACTGCGGATGGCAAAAATTCAGCGTACTATCAATCAACAAAACCGAGTTTAACTGGTAATAAAATCAATGATATTTGGTTTGACACTGGCAATGATTGTAAGATGTATTACTGGGATGGGTCGGAATGGAAAGAAAAACAATTTGGGACTAGTGCAATCGCTAACCTTGCGATTACAAATGCTCTCATCAAGAATCTTGATGCTGCCAAAATTGCAACAGGATATTTAGACGCAGCACGAATAGCAGCAGAGAGTATTACAGCAGAGAAGCTTAACATAGATGATTTATCTGCACTGAAAGCCAAAATTGCAAATTGGATTATTGCTGCTTATCAGATATATCTTGATATGACAGGGCTCGGCATGGGATACGCTGGACTTAATGCAGAAAGTTTTGTGGGAGAGCAAGACCCAGAGGCGATTACAAAAGAGGCAGTATTCTTCGTAGGTGCAAAAAGCATAGACGGAGGTGTAACGGCTAGTTCTTGCAATTTTGCGGTTACACCAGACGGACGAATATATTCAAAAAAGCTAAACATATCTGGTGGTGTTGATTTTGGCGATTACTCGCTAATTGATGATGATGGGACTAGAAATTTTGCTATGTTGGATGATTTTGAAGATTCGGGGTGGATTACTCCGACATTAAGCGATGGAGCTACACATTACTCTGGCACTCCTGTTAGATATCGCAAAAAGGACGGTGTGATATACGTAGCAGGAGAAGTAGCATTGTCAAACGCTACCTCATCATCTTATGCTCTGTTTACGCTACCAAGCGGATACAGACCCAAGAATCGTGTAAGATGTGTCAATACCGCATCTGGAAAAAGAATTAGTCGTTGGTATATCAACACAGCAGGAAACGTGACATTAGAATGGATTATGAACATTGCAGACGGTTCATACGAAACAGGTGAAATATCGTGGGTGTCCATCAATGTCAGCTTCCCAATTTAATAGAAAAGGAGTGGATGCGTATGGATATAAGAACAATTGTTTGCTCTATAATTGGTGCACTAGGTGGGTGGATATCATATGCGTTTGGTGGGTGGAATACATCAATGGTTACGCTTATAATCTTTATGATGATAGACTATGTAACAGGTCTTATTGTTGCAGGAGTATTTCATGCGAGCAAGAAAACAAATTCTGGAGCATTAGAATCTAGGGCAGGCTTCAAGGGGCTATGCAGAAAAGGAGTTGAATTATTTGTTGTGCTGATTGCAAGTCAATTAGATTTGCTCGCAGGAAACTCTAATATAATTAGAGATGCTGTAGTCATTGCATTTATATGCAACGAAACTATATCAATAATCGAAAACGCAGGATTGATTGGCGTTCCGATTCCTTCTGTGATTGTACAGTCTATAGAAATGTTAAATCAACAGTCTAGCAGCGAAGCAAAGCAGACACAAAGCGAAGCGGATGAAGCTACAGAGAAAGAAGAAAGCGAGGAAGACAAATGAGTTATACGTTAAAGACGAACTTAGCAAATAAGAGCAATTACGGAAGTAAGCGTTCTACATCAAGTATTAAGTACATTGTAATTCATTATACAGGCAATGACGGAGATACAGACGAATCAAATGCAACATATTTCAAAAACAATGTTGTAAAAGCATCTGCACACTACTTCGTAGACTCTGATTCCGTTACACAGTCAGTAGCTGACGACTATGTAGCGTACAGCGTAGGGGGTAGCAAGTATAGCAATTGTAGCACGACAGGCGGTGGCAAGCATTACGGAAAATGCACAAATTCTAATAGCATCAGCATTGAATTGTGTGACGATAAGAAGAACGGAACGGTATATCCAAGCGATTCTACAATCGCTAACGCTTTAGAGCTTACTAAGAAGCTAATGAAAAAGTATGATATAGATGCAGAGCATGTTATTAGACACTTCGATGTGACAGGCAAGAGTTGTCCTGAATATTGGTGCGGAAGCGATGCAAAGAACAAAAAATGGAATACAGCGTTCTGGAACAAGTTGAGCACGACTGATACATCAACAGAAAGCTTTCTCGTCAAAGTATTAGTAGATGATTTGAATATTCGAAACGGAGCAGGAACAAGCTACAGTATCGTAGGACAAGCTAAGAAAAATGTGAAGTATACGATTGTTAAGACGAGCGGAAATTGGGGAAAACTGAAATCAGGAGCTGGCTGGATTAACATTTCAGAAAAATATTGCAAAAAGATGTAAAATATACCCCCAGCCTACATGGCTGGGGGCAGTTACTATTCAGTGAATTTTGCTTAATACACTACTACTCACTCTGACATACGACTATTTGCTAAATTCTTCTCTATATACCCAATATAATATTTGTATGTGCAACCCTCTTTTTCTAACTCAATCGGCATTTCTTCTAAAATATCTTTTATCTTTTAATCTGACATTTAGTCTTCTATCTTTCGATTTGATATTTGTTCTGTAATCAAATCCGACACGTCCTTCTTTATATAGCCAATCTACCTCGTACATCATTATAACAATTCATTTCCTCTTTAAAAAAAGCTATGTTCCAGCTTCTACCTTCTTTCCAAATTGCCACCCACGTCGTATCACTTACAAATGTGTTGAATATCTGACTTACAATATATCGCAAACTTGACATAAAATTTCACCTATCCTTCCTTATTTTTCTCCTTAAATAAAAAACTGATTTTATTATCATTTCCCCGTCCAGCCGATAGGGCAGCTTATGAATTAAACACTAACCAAATTTTCCAGACTAGCAGATTTTCCAATCCCTTGCGTTTTTTTCCGCAAGGACGCTCTAAGCTTAAAGAACTCTTTATAATCGCTCAGACGACTTAACTTCTTTTCATAATCTATCTTTAGTTTCTTCAATTCCTCTTTCTACATCTCCATAACCGCATTCATCAACCATCCATGCAATGTATTCATCTTTTAATTTTCCAATTACGACATCATACATATCGTCATCGTAATCCTCTAGTGCACTTGCGAGACTCTGATGACATTCTCTTGCTTCCACCTGCAATTCGTTGATTTGATTTTCACTATAGCACTCTCTTAACTTTTCAATCACCTGTTCTTCACTGATTTCCATAGCACCTTCCCAGCATTGATTGCATACACGATACATTTCAATGCTCGTTCCATTGAACGATGTACTAGATTGACAATCGTTTCCAGCTAATCCATACCAGCTACATACATCTCCATCTTCTGTTAATTCTACGACGAACTGCAACTCAGGATTGTGCAAGGAATCTCTGTATGCCTCGATTCCGACTTGCATAATTTCACTTTCTTTCTTTTCAATCAGTTCTAACCATTTTTTGCTTTCCATTTCATTACCTCCTTGGTTCTTTCTCTTAACTTGCCTTTATTATACCACGTTATACGTGGTATGTCAAGCATAATCTGATTTTTTTTTTTAGAAAGATTAAGAGAATTGCACAGCCTTGCACAGTTCTCTTGACATACTGTAGCAAGAAATCCCCCACTTTAGAAGCGGGGGATTTCTTGCTACCTTAAAAACTTAAGCTAGTCAACATGGCTTTTTCAAGCTTACACTTCTTCAAGTGGTGGGTTGTTGACCTGTTTAGTATTCTTGACTCTTTGCAATTCGCTCTAATTTTTCTAAAATCAGTTTTTCCACCCAGGGGGATGTATGATTTTTTCCAGAGTCCCAATCCTCTAATGTACGAATCGGAATCTCGAACTGTCTGGACATTTCTGCACGTGACATTCCGATTCTTTCTCTAGCTTCTTTAATCTTTGTCGACATTTTTTAACTCTCCTTTTTTTTCATTTGGATTCTTTATATACCCTTTTCTAAAACTGCAATAGGCTCTATTTTTCACCACTGTGCCATCTTCAAATTCTACATCTATATCTCTATTGCTTCTATAAGCAATTATTTGCATCTTTTGACCATTTTTCGCTATTCGCACTTCCCCTAATCTCTGTTTTACAATATTTTCATGTATCACATCTGTAGTTATGCGATTTGGATTCTTTATATTACAGCAGTTAAATGCTTGATAAGATTTATTTCTCACTATTGTACCATCTTCAAATTCTACATCTATATCACGTTTATTTCTATAAGTAACTATTCTCATCTTTTGACCGTTTTTCGCCACTCTTTCCTCGCCTAATCGCCATGTTGCAGGTTTTGGATATGGCACGTTTGGATTTTTTATATGCCCCTTTTTGAAACTATAATATTCTTTACCCTCTACCACTGTGCCGTCCTCAAATTCTACATCTATGTCGATAGAACTTCTATAAGCAATTATTTGCATCTTTTGACCATTTTTCGCTATTCGCACTTCCCCTAATCTCTGTTTTACAATATTTGAATTCTTGATTCTCCCATTTTTAAAATTAGTATAAGTCTTACCCTCTACCACTGTGCCATCTTCAAACTCTACGTCAATATCCCACGCACCTCTGTACGCTATGATTCTCATTCTCTGACCATTTATTGCTACGCTTTCCTCCCCTAGTCTTTCTATTGCAGATTTTATATATGATGTAGCTTTTCTGATAGCTTTACAATTTTGATTCTCTATACGCCCATTTTTAAAATTTTGATATGTCTTGTGTTGCACCACTGTGCCATCTTCAAATTCTACATCTATATCTCTATTGCTTCTATAAGCAATTATCTTCATTCTTTGACCACCTTTGGATACGCTTTCCTCGCCTAATCGCCATGTTGCAGATTTTGTATGTTTACGATTTGGATTTCCTATACACCCATTTTTAAAATTATCGTAAGTCTTACCCTCTACCACTACCCCGTCCTCAAATTCTACATCTATGTCGATAGAACTTCTATAAGCAATTATTTGCATCTTTTGACCGTTTAGAGCCGTGCTCCACTCACCTACTCTGTTACATAAGATATGTTTACTCATCACACTCCCCCCATTAATCTTTCTACACTCCACTTATCCCCAGCCTATTGTGAACTACCCACCGCCTAAAGGCAGTGGGCTTTATTTATTAACAGATATCATCAATTGTCACATCTTTGAGTTCATCGTATGCACAATCATAAACCATATCGCCATCTCTGTAGAATCTGTATACACCATCGCCATCTTCTGCATAGTCTACCTTGATATCATTGTCTGACACATATGCTAACACTTCATTGCTTAAATCACTTAAATAATAATTTCTTTCTACTCCATTTTCATAATTGATATACATAACCTTACCTCCTTGGTTCTTTCTCTTAACTTGCCTTTATTATACCACGTTATACGTGGTATGTCAAGCATAATTTGAAATTTTTTATTTTTTATTTTTTGGAAAAATGCTGTATTTCCAGTGTACCGTCTAACGATACATCCTGTATTGAACAAAAATACACCCTGTACCGTTTAGCAGTACACCTTGTACCTCCAGAAAGTAAACTTAAATTAATATTAATTAAATATAACTATATACAATCAATCGTCTGGGAGTGCTGAAGAATGAATAGAAAAAAATGTCAAAAAAAGAAAAATAAGACTTGCTTTTCTCTTAAAAACAAGTTACAATTGATGCTAAGAAATTAAAAAAAAGAAGTCAAGTGCGGCAACACTTGACCTCAGGCGGTTTTTATTTTGGTTTTTATTTAACACTTAAAAACTAATGTCATTATAAGAAATTTATGTGAGAAAGTCAAGTAAAATTTTCTAAATCGTGTATTAAATAAAAACCGTCTGGGCAAAAGAAAGGCGGTTTTTTATTATGAGTTTAGCAACAGGATACACATTAATAGACAATTCAATTTCTCTATGTCAGTTTCTCAACATACATGAGAAAGGCATTATCAATATAATTAAAATGAAATCATTTCAGAGAAATTACGCAACAGCAAGCATACGTGAGATTGCGAGAATGCTCAATCTCGCAAAATCAACTGTGCAGAAGTACGTTAAATCATTAATTGAGAAAAAAATAATCATTAAAGAACGTATGTACGGATATCGCAACATGAATCTCGCAAATCAGTATACTTTTTGTGAGCATTTCTCTGAGATTTTGCGTTGTAGCACAGTCGAAGAAGCACATGCACGCATGGACGAACTCAAAGAAAAAGATGAGTGTAGGAAACAGCAAGAAGAAATCAGGAAGCAACAGAAGTTTCAAGATGCTATGCAACTGCTAAAAGATAATGGATATGATGATATCTGCAAGGAAATACAAGGCGAAGAGGTTGACGTTGAAATTAATGCAGAAGCTGATGCAGAAGCTAGCGAAGAAGTTAGTGTTGAAGTTAACGTAGAAGCTGATGTAGAAGCTGATGTAGAAGCTGATGCTGAACTTGAACAGACAATTGAAAGCATCAAGCAGAACATAGAATACGACACAATGAGAGAATCATTAGACAGCGAAAGCGTTAGCTTGCTAGATGCTTCTATTAGAGTTATCAGAGACACTTTTACTTCTTCTCTTGAAGAAGTCAATATCAAGAAGCAGAACGTCAAAAAAAGCGAAATTATACAGCGATTCTTAGAGCTGAAAAAAGAAGATGTGTTATACGCTATTAGCCAGTTCAGAAATCAGAATACTAAGATATATAATGTTGAGAAATATCTGCTTGTGTTATTGTACAGTGCAGGAGAACAACGTGCACTAAGTAATATTAATAGCAATGCACAGCGTGATTATGTAAAAGCAAAAAACGCTTTTCACAATTTCACGCAGCGTGATTACGACTATGATGCCTTGTTGCACAAACTAAACGGTATAGAATAGCAGTAAAAATAACCCACCCACTACGCTCATGGGTGGGTATAAAACTAAACTTCATCCTCGTCTGGTATCTCTGCGAGGACGAATTTATTGCACGTTGTTTTTTCTGTGTCAATCTCTGTCAAAAACTTATCGCTCTCTCTGCATGTGCAGATGCTAAATACTGTGTCGTGATTGTCTGTGCAAAAATCATTGTGAATGCACCACGAACATACTTTTTTCATTCATATTACCTCCTTAAAGTTCGTAAAATACTAGAAATACGAACTTTTGCTTAAAATAAGCATTTTTTGAAATATGCAATAAGAAATACGAACTTTTTATGAACAAAATACGAATTTTTACTGCTATCTGATTTTTACTTTTTTCACAGTAATGTATTTTTCTATGTATCCAGTATCTGCTTCCCAGATACCAAGTCGAACGGAGATATTTTTAGCAGAAGTATCCAATTTTTTTACTGATTCTAGCAAGATAGTTCGTTGAAAATTATTAGGAATTGTTTCACCGTAAAATACCCCTTCGTTATAATATTCATTGTCACAAATCAGGTATTCAACCGAAATTTTATAATCTTTATCAGTTTTATTTTGGATCTGCAAAGATAATCCATTTCTTTTAATTCCTGTAAAAACAATTTTGAAGTCTTTACTATTATAAAGTGTGACTTTTTTAGCTTTAGCGACTACTGTTATTTTGCATTTGAAATTAATCTTATTGTAAGTAGCCGTAATTGTAGTTGTTCCAGCTTTCTTAGCTTTCACCACACCCGTTTTACTTACTGTAGCGACAGAAGTTTTTGAACTTGCCCATTTCACTTTAGAACTTTTTACACTTCCAATTTTCAACGTGATACTTTCACCGATTTGTAGTGTTTGTGCAGAGCTAACAAGATTAAGAGATGCTGCATCTGAGTTACTAGATAGCACTATGCAGCTAAGTAGCGTTAGCATCATTACACTAATTACAACTTTCATATATTTTTGCATAATTTTACCTCCTTGCGATTTATTATAGTCTACATCAATTAGATTTTCAACAAAAAATAGAATCACATAAAAATAGTTGATAAATTGTATAGACGTGAATTAATACTCTATTAATTTCTAATAATAGATATATAATAGGGGGTAATTCAGATGAAAGTCAGATTTAAAATTAAAAAACTAGCTAACGAAAAAGGGTTGTCAATGAAAGAACTAGCAGAATTAAGCGGAGTCAGTTTCTCACAATTGTATAGAATTGAAAGGTGCGAAGCAAGCCCATCGTTAGATACTATGTATTTGATAGCGACTGCACTTAATGTTGAGATATCAGACTTGTATGAAATTGGCAAATAATACAAAAATATTGACAGATTAAAAATAATGTGACATATAAAAGATATAATTAATGTTGTTTATTTATACTATTCTTTAGAAGGAGTGTATTGCATGGAAAAAGAAATATTAAGATTACTAAAATACGCAAATAAGCAGCAACTACGAATTATTTACATATTCGTTACGTCACTGCTTAAATCATAGAAATTGTAATTGGAAAATTGGAGAAAGAGGTCTAATCATTAGACTCTTCCTCCGTATTGCATAAATCAAGCATCATATGTTCTAATAAATCCCATTCAGTTGTATTTAACTTTGACAGCATATGCACGAATTTTTTTCTGAATTCGTTGTCTTTGTCTTTCAGAATGTTAGCTGCAAAATTAGAAATTTCTTCAGACATTGTCACTGGAACAAACATAGTACCTTCACCAGTTCTTAACCATGACTCGTTCGCACCAAATTCACGACACAGTGCCATAATTAATCGTTCTGTTACATTATTTACACCGCTTTCAATTTGACTTAACGAGTTATTTTTCAGCCCTAATTTAGCACCAAAGGTACGTTGATTTAGCTTCAATGATTTTCTTAGCTCTCTCACACGTGAATTTATTGTACTCATTTAGAAATAGCCTCCAATTTTTATATTTTTTAGTAGCAAGTATTTTATTGCGATATTGTATCACAGAAAAAGAATTTTTTCAAGAAAAAAATTCTTTTAAAGATATATTGCTTGACAAAATTCTTTTAAAGATATATAATATTCGTAAAAAGATAGAAATAAAAAAAAGGAGATAAGGATATGTTGGATAGAGCAGATAAAGATAAATTAACGAATTTGGTAAAAATAGCGGATAGGCTAAGTGATGTACAAATAATGCTAGTAATAGTTTACGCCCAGGGATTGATTGACTCAAGGCAAATTCATAGCATTAATTCTGAAAAACATCAAGAATAGTTATTGTACTTGATATGATGTAAAAATGTGCTGGAAGCTAGACGGGGCAACAGCCATAAAAAAAGCTGTGAGACTGGTTCAAATCCAGTCCAGCACAATCAAGCAGTATGCTTGAGCTTGAATAGAATTAGTTCAATGTCGTTGTAATTCGTGACAGACTTTAACAATATTGTTCTATAAAAATAGTATAATTATATAGGAGGAAAAACTGATGAGAAAGGCAAAAAGAGAAAAATTAGTCAATGAGGTAAGAAAAAATTTAGTGAACGCTGCTACTGAATCGGGAAGTGATAAGTTCTCAACCGATATTTTCACACAAGGCGTAGATTTTGCTTTAGAGGCGATGAATGAGTCATTGAAAAAGAAAAAATGCGTAGATAGCGTCTATAAACGAGTTAAAAACGCATTGAGACCACGCAAAAACTCAATTCGTGTATGGAAAATTGTAGGTGAGAAGAATGAAAAAGTATTTTAATGTTTGCTGTATCTGCGGAGCACATCTGGACCCGTCAGAACATTGTGACTGCAAGACAAGATGTCGTGAAACAGCTACAAGATTCGAGGAGCTGACAGTAGAAGAATCAGGCGGTCAGTTAACATTTCTGCCTGATACGAACGAAAAAAGTTTCTGGAAGATAGATAGAAGAATTGTAAAATAGAAATAGTCTGCTCTAACTAGCTGAAAAATTAGAGCAGACTAATCTGTTACAGAAAAAAATTAATCTATTCTGAGTATACATCAGTCTGTAACGGATTGCAAGAGTTTTTTTTTTCATGATGTGGAGGTAAATATGATGGTGATGGGCGAAAGCAGAGAGGAAAAGGTCGGTTATTACATGACAGCAGTGTATTGTGTGTTAGAGCCGTTTGCGGAGGTAGTATCAGACAAGCACATGGCGAGACTGCTATCTATGCGAGAGGATGACATATCTGCATTACTCGAAATGCAACAACATGCGACAGATGCAGAAAAAATCAAAGATATTAGTATTAATCTCAATGCAAAAAAAGGCGAGCTTATTTTGGCAATCGTGAGTGATGTTGAAATATACGAACTGTTATATATGCATGACATGTTAGACACGGAATCAGTCGAAAAGATGAAAGATGGAGATTACAAGTACAATGTAAGAATCACGCATACATCAATAGTTGATAACTTTGTGATGTATTTCCTTGAGAGAGAATTAGACTTTCTCGTCAAAGATAACGTAACAGGAAAATCATATCTAACATTATGCCCGATTTTTCACGGGAAGGAATTTCCGTTATGCTTGAGACTAGATTCTGGCATCAAGAATCATAAGATGCGTCTGTATACATTATGTGCAACTAATGCAGATGATATAGATATACTTGACTTCGGAAACGGAAATCTAACATATGTCAGCAATAATGGATTAGAAGAAACTCGACTAGATAATGATGTAGATGTATATAAGGTAATTATGAGATTTTTACAGGGGATAAATGCATGAAAGCAAATTAAAATGGTGTAATGGAGGTAAAGTGATGATATTTGGTACAAGTGTGTTATTAGAAGCAAAAACTGACGATATGAGCAGAGAGGAATGGCTAGAAGCTAGACGCTCTGGAATTGGCGGTAGTGATGCTGGGGCGGTATGCGGTCTTAATCCGTATAAGTCTCAGATTGATGTATGGTTTGACAAGTTGGGAAAAGCTGATGAAAGAAAAGACAACGAGGCAATGCGACAAGGTAGAGATTTGGAGAAATATGTTGCAGAGCGTTTCAGTGAGGCTACAGGGAAAAAAGTGTATGAGTTGCCTGCTATGTTGAGAAACTCATATTATCCGTATGCGTTAGCAGATGTGGACAGATTAATAGACGGAGAGCAAGCTGGGCTAGAATGCAAGACAGCGAGCCCGTATGCCGAAAAAAAATGGGCAGATGGCAAAATACCGCCCGAATACGAATTACAGTGTCATCACTATATGATGATCACAGGAGCAGAGTGCTGGTACATTGCTTGCTTAATCTATGGGCGAGATTTTGTTTGGCGAAAAATTGAGCGAGATGAGGAAACAATTCAAAATCTTGCTCGTATCGAGGAAGAGTTCTGGAGAGAACATGTATCAGCTAATGTAATGCCGTCCGCTGATGGGAGCGATGCATATAACAATTATCTATCAGAAAAATATGCTGATTCAGATTCAGACGAAATTGAAGATATCTCAGCTTATGCGGAATTGCTAGAAAGACGAGAAGATATTGACAATCTGCAAAAAAAATTAGACAAAGAGAAAAAGCAGATTGAGCAGACGATTAAATCAGCATTACAGGAAGCAGAAACGGGATGCTCAGAGCAGTGGCAAGTAAAATGGAAAACGGTAACATCTAATAAGATTGATACCAAAATGCTGAAAGAGAATTTTTCGGATGTATATAAGAAATGTCTGAAAACAAGTAGCTACAGACGATTTAGCGTAGGAAGAATAGGTGAGTAAAATGGGAGTGAAAGAAGAATTAGCAAGCAAAGCAAGCGAGAAAAGCGATGTGAAATTAACGAAAAATATGAGTATTGCTGATATGATTAAAGCACTAGAGCCAGAAATCAAAAAAGCGTTGCCGTCTGTAATCACACCAGAGCGATTTACACGAATGGCTCTAAATGCAATTAACACAACACCCAAGCTTGCAGAATGTAGTCAAATGTCGTTCTTGTCTGCGTTAATGAATGCAGCACAGCTAGGACTTGAGCCTAATACCCCTCTTGGGCAGGCTTACTTAATCCCATTCAAAAACAAGGGAAGATTGGAGTGTCAGTTTCAAATCGGATACAAAGGGTTGCTAGACCTTGCGTACAGAAACGGAAACATGCAAACGATACAGGCTCATACAGTCAGAGAAAATGACGTTTTTGAATATGAATTTGGACTAGAGCCTAAATTGCGTCATATTCCAGCCATGAAAGATAGAGGTGAAGCTGTATGCTTTTATGCGATTTGGAAAACAAAAAACGATGGGTACGGCTTTTCTGTAATGAGCAAAGAAGAAGTGGACGCATACAGAAATAAATACAGCCGTGCTTTTACAAAAGGCTTTAGTCCGTGGCAAACTGACTATGAGGCGATGGCGAAAAAGACGGTAATCAAGCAGGCATTAAAATACGCTCCAATTCAGACAGATTTTCAGAGAGTTATGACGCAAGATGAAACAATCAAGAGTGAACTTAATGTAGATATGTCTGAAATCAGAGATGAGACAGACTACAGTGCAGTTGTATCCGAGCAAGAGTATCAAGAAAAAATCGAGACAGAAAGCTAGAAATGGAATACAAAATAACAATTATAGGTCGTTTCCCTTCACTCAATGAATACATTGAAGCTAATCGTATTCACAGACAGAAAGGAAACAAAATGAAGCGGCAGAGCCAGCGAGAAATCGCTTGGCAACTGCTCGCACAACTAAAGAAAACTCATATAGATAAGCCAGTTACGTTAGAATACACATTCTACGAGCTAAACAAAAAGCGAGATTTGGACAATGTGAGCGGATATTTTCATAAGGTTTTTCAGGATGCGTTAGTTGAATGCAAAGTAATTCATAACGATTCTTGGCATTATATCACAGGGTTTTCAGACAAGTTTTACGTGGATAACAAAAATCCACGTGTTGAAGTTATAATCAAGGAAAATTAGGTGGATATGACGGTATATTGCCTAGTACAAGGAGGACAATGACAATTGAATATAAAAAGAGAGAGTATGGTATTCTACAGAAGTTTCTATGACGCAATCAAGGAATTGCCAGCGGAGCAAAGATTAGAAACATTAGAAGCAATCATTAACTATGCACTCGATGGGAAAGAGTTTGAAGGAAACGGAGCTGCAAAAGCTATCTACATACTAATGAAGCCACAAATTGATGCAAATAACGCTCGATATATTAATAGTCAAAAAAGCAAACGTGGAGCTAACGTGGAGCAAACGATAAGCAAACGTGGAGCTAACGTGGAGCTAACGATAAGCAAACGTGAAGCTAATGTAAATGT